ATGAACTTCGTGAAATCGGCTGGGAAGAGGAACATATACGTTCGGGCCTCGTGGGTCAGGTTGCCGCGTTCTTTTTCGTAAAGGACGAGGATGACGTGTATAACGTCCGGCGGCACTTTATACGCGGGTCGTACGAGTATACAGAGGACGTTACGTTTCGAGGAGAGGAATGGGCCGCACTCATCACGACGTGGATTTAAAGGCGTCGAGCGTATGAAATTCAAGTAAAAATGAACAAAGGAAAGAAGTGGACACCCGAAGAGGATGCGCTTCTCCTACGTGAACTGGACACCATCACTAAAATTGAAGAAATTGCAATTTCGCATGGCCGCACGAACGGAGCCGTTTCGTCACGATCGCGCCGAATTGCGTCTGGGTTCTATTGTGACGGAATGTCAATGGAAGAAATCATGAAACGATGCAGGTTGACGAAACAAGGGCTCATCAAGACTCTGCAACGACGAGGTCTGCTTAAAAATGAAAAAGCCTCTACTTATAACGAAATGGCCACTCCCGTCGATCGCCTCGCCAAAGTCAACGAAGCCCTGAAGTACGCGGGAGGCATCCCCCATAACAAATGGGACTACGGGAAGATGCGTGATATGCACGAGAACAATATCAAGGAAGCCATGAAACGACTCGAGGCTCATAAGAACAAAGTATCTGAACTAGAGGGCAAGTACCGTCTTCGAGCAGTGGAAGAGGCTGAAATTCAGAAGAGCATTTACCAACAATTTTCATATATGCACATCTCACTTTTGGAACAGGTGATCAGTGCCAAAAAGTCACTGGTTATGATGGATGTGGGGACGGTTGAAGAGCTGACGCGTCAGAAGATCGCGATACTCGAAGAAATCGTGTCCTGTGAGCCTCAAGGTCTCCCCACACATGTCTAAAAACACCAAAATGGCCACCTTCTCCACCGTCCCCAACCAGTACGCGCCCAAGCGCAAGTTTCTTGAATTCGCCAAGCCCAAGTGGCACAGCAAGCTTGGCGAATTCAACGACCCAGACGTGATGAGCTGGATCAACAATCTTTATCAAGATAAAGCCTTCCCCACACGCGAGGCGTTTAATAAGGCCTATGACGCGGCGCGCGCCGAGGGGCGAATGCCCAGTGCAGGCGTCGCGTGGGCCAACAGAACGATGGTTCTGCAAAAAGAGGACCTTGAGAATTTAGAGGAGGAGTTTAACGAGGGGGCGTTTGACGGGCCCGCGCAGCCGAAGGTGTGCGCGCTGATCGCGAAGCTGAAGCGCGCGCAGGAGTCTGCGAAGACGGTGTTCGTCTATTGAGATTGAGGACCATCAAGTCTGGTGTGATGTTATTAAATCCAAATCTTCTGTAAAATGTCCGCACGCGCTCTGTGATGGGCTCGAGCAGCACGTACTTGAGTCGGCGCGCCCGTGCGTTCGCCACGATGCGATTCATGAGCTGCGTGCCAAACCCCTGCCCAGGTTTTGTCCCTATGAGATAGATGTAGGCCGCCCCTCCCTCGCGTGGCACGTTCTTCCCCATGACCGCGAATCCAACGAGTTTCCCCGCGTTATTACGAACTGCGTAATTGCTCCCTCTCATCGGGTTGGCCACCATGTTCCAAAACCACGATGAATTTATATTATTTTTAACAATTTCGTACATTCTGTGGCGCTGTCCACGCAGGACCGTCCGCTTGGGGCCCGACGTGATCGTCACCATTACTTTAAAGTTAGAGATTCTTATTAGACAAGATGTACGAGATTATTGACGGTCTGCACCTGGCGTCTTTTGATGATGTCAAGCGGATAGGGAAAAATTCTAGAAATTATTTTATAGTGAATTGTTCCAGAGACTTGCCGATGCGCAGCCCGAATGGCCGTCGTGTGCCCATCGACGACGCACCCCACGAGAACTCCCGCATGCTCGGCTTTTTCGAACCGGTGACGCGTCTGATTCACGAACAGCTGCAGCAGGGCGACGTGATTGTTCACTGCTGGGCCGGGCAGCAGCGCAGTGCGGCCATGGTAGCGGCGTACATCATGCGGTACGGGCCCGCGTCCAAGGATGACGCCATGGAGCTCGTGAAACTGCGCAAGTCGGACGCGTTTTCATGGGGCGCGACATTCAGCCCGGCTCTCACCAACTGGGAAAATATGCGCGTCTAAAATAATGCACTGGCCTACTAGATATTTTGCAGGACTCAGTAAAGCGATGTCACGCACCCGCGAGAAGGAACTTTTGAAAAGAAAAAAAACAAAAATTTTCAAACTGAGCAAGTCGGACGCGTTCGCCAAGCCGCGCAAGTCCCGGTGGACCGGCCTGTTTCACAAAATTTACCCAGGTTTAAAATTTAAAAAACAATTAATTTCAAAAAAAACTGGAATACCCAAGAAGAACTTGAACACCGTCTATGACAGGGGCCGGCGGGCGTGGCAGACGGGTGGGTCGCGCCCGGGCATGACGGCGGATCAGTGGGGGGTGGCGCGGGTATACAAGTTCGTTCTCGTCACAAAGGGCAAGGCGCCCAAGGCGTGGTACGCAAAGCGCCCAGATCCTAATCAGAACCTACGTAGCGGCGCGCCTTCTTCACGGCCGAAGGACTTCTGAGGGGGGAAGGAGATCTACCGCGTTTTACCCGGAATGTGTTGATGGGAACGTACCTGAGATTATTGAGTTCCCGAACCACGCCGCGCATGAGCGCTCTCCCCGCTCGCTCACGTGCAGCCCCGCGGGCATTGATAAAGCGCGTCGCGGCTGTTCTGACGACATTATTCACGCGCTGCTGCTGACGTCTATGGGTTTTGCGGACAATGCTACGAGCTTTAACGAGTGCGTTATTTACAGCATTGTTACCATAGTTATTTTTCAACATAAGTGCCATATTCATTGCATTTGTAATTCGTCTTTGACCATTGTTAAATCGCGCGTTGAATTCGAGTCGGGCAATGTTCATGGCGCGGTTCGCGAGAGACATACTAATGAGTAATATTTATATTTTCACGGTCGAGGAGGGTGAGAGCGCCACGCGTGTCCCGCCGCGCCAAAAACTCCTTGAGGCTGTTCATGCGCGCCTGAAACTGCCTAGTTCCCATCGATTTGAGGTAGTTGTGCCAGTATGTCTCGGCCCAGCCCACCTGCAGATTGTAAGCGATCGCGTTAAACTTGACGTCGTTTGCAATCCGGATCGCCTTGCGGGCGTTGCGCAGGTACTCGCGCTGAATGGAGTTCATTTTTGGATGATTGACCGGTGACTGCTTTCGCCGCCATGCACACACAACCTATTTACCCATCCTCCTTTCTTCCTAGAAAATATTCATCCAATTCACCAACGAGGCGAAGGCCAGACCGCGTCAGGATCACGCGCCCCTCATCCGTCATGCGAATATCCTTGAACGGATCAAAATTATTTTTTGTAAGAATTTCCCAACGTTCCCGGTACCGTCTGTTTTCGAAGGACCCGTGCCAGTGGTGCAGGATTGTACCGGGAACCCATGATATGCGCAGTCCTTGGCACATTTTTTGATATTCTTCTAAAAGAGATTTATAGTTGGGGTGGATATTTCCCGGGGCGCTTTGGAGCACGCGCCCAGCCCACGCCATGGCCATGTGCCTATCACCCGAACCGAGTATCGCCCAGTCGATGAGGCCGTCCATTTGCGTCCATGCTTGTTTCGTGCACGCCCACGCGTACCCAGGGTGCCAGAATCCATACTTGTCGTTTGCGACCCACGGGGTCCCACTCGCCTTTAACATGTAAGCGAAAGATTTATCTATTTTAATAGCCTCGCAGTTTGGGCCAAAATTCACGGCCGTCTGCCACATCTGCACGATGTCCGCCTTCCCGAGCGCCTTTATCGTGTCTGAAATCCAGTTTGAATTCAGAAACGTGAGATCGGCGTCGATCCACGCGACGTACTTCCAGTCCGCCGGCAACTGCCCGATTGCCACGTTGACTAGGTTTTCCTTGAGCCACAGGCGATTTTGCACTGGAAACTTGAAATGGCGCCAGACGGGCAGGCATGGAAGGGGGGTCGGCCCGAGCGCTTCGCTCACCACCACCCGGATCCCGCAACGCCACTTGAGCCAGTCTACAAATTTTATAAAAAGTTCTTTTCTTCTTTTGAATCCGCAAAAATTAAAGTATGGTAGGACGACGTAGAGGATGGGTTTGGGCTGCAAGAGGCACCCCATGTACTTTTTACGGAGATAATTTAAATGTCTCGTGGTTGGCCATTTGCCCGTCTGCTGAATTGACAAAGAGGCCGATCTCCCAAATGGACCCTACACTCGGGCACCAGTCTGGCGGGTCTTGGTCACCCGAGTTGAAGTGTACTGGGTGCCAGTTGGGCAGCCACCGGGCGGTTAAGAGATTCACGAGAGAGTCGTCGACAAAAATGTGCGTGTGATGCTTGGCGAAATCCGTATAAGCGCGGGCTTCGGGCTTGATAGGAGATTCAGCCACGTTGCTCCCCGGGCACACCACGTACACATTGTCGCTGATCGCGCGCGCCACCTCCCCGGCCCACTCGATCGGCGAGTTTGTGAAGAGGGTGACGCGCCAGCCGTTTTCCGTGAGTTTATGAATATCGCGCGCGTCGGTCTGGAACTCGCTACTGCTCAGAACCTCCCATAGACGGCTGCGCAACGGCGCGTCGTACACCTCCTTGTTGAAATCACTCGTGTCAATTCCAAACGTATTTTGCAGACCGCGGGCCGTATGCCCCGCCGTCGCGAAGAGAAGCTTGTTGGTCTTGGCGGGGTTCTTACAGTCCGGGAGCTTCTTTGCAACGTAACGCACACAGTTGCGCCGCACTTGCTCGAGGAGTTGGCGATCACGGATGAGAACGCCGTCGATATCGAGCACGAGGGACTTGAACGCCATATTGTGATTCATAGGGCGAACGTTTTAAAGCCGTCACGCGAGAAATAATCAGAATGGCACTCAATGTCACCAAGCTGGTTCCCCACGCAACTCTCCCGGCGCGCGCGACTCCTGGCGCCGTTGGATACGATCTCTTCAGTGTCGATAACTACGTTGTTCTCCCAGGCCGCCGTGTCGTCGTATCTACCGGGATTTCCGTCTCTCTCCCACCAGGATGTTATGGTCGTATTGCACCTCGTTCTGGACTGGCCGTGAAGCACGGTCTGGATACCCTGGCGGGCGTCATCGATCCCGACTATACCGGAGAAATCAAGGTGGTTCTTCAGAACCTAGATGTGAACCAGCCCTTTGTGATCCGCCCGGGATACCGGATCGCACAGTTGATCCTCGAGCAATGCGTGACGCCGCCCGTGGTCGAGGGCGTGTCGGAGACGACCGCGCGCGGCGCGCATGGCTTTGGATCCACGGGCATTTAAACAAGTGAATCTATAGAAATATATGTACATTGCATGCTCCATAGGAGTATTGAGTGTTGTGAATAACTGCACATGTTGTGCAGAACGTAGGATGCTTTCACGGCTGCGCGAGCTCTCGCGTCGTGAAGGCAATTCCCCGGCCCAGTTCTCCAGTTGGACTCATCGCAAGCACGGTGAGATGGTGATAGTGCGACTCCGGCGCGATGGCCAGCCCGGTACGTCACTCCCGTGTATATTGTGCCGCAAGGCACTGGACAAAAATCAAATAGCGTGGCGAGCTCATATAGATCACACATGGGTGTCAAGTCGGGACGATAATATACCTCCGTCAAAGCTCACTCAGAAACAAAGAACGTGGTTAAAAAATGTTGACAACTAATAAATGTTCATCTGCCCGAAGAAGCTCCTCATGGCCCTTCTCTTCATGCTGCTGGCCAGCTCCATGGCGTTCCAGGCGGTCCGCTCGGTTCTGGGCGGCTGGATCGCGACGCAGGAGGGACTGCCTAAGATTGGCGGCCTCTTTGTGCACGCCCTGGTTTTCATGGTACTCAGCACCATGCTGTGGCGCTACGCTCCTTTCGGTAGCTCCGGATTCGAGGGCGATGATGACGAGGAGTTCCGCCGCATCGGCCGCAGCGTAGCCGCGCGGGAAGCCACCAACGATAATATCAAAAACATCTTCAAAAAACGGGGCGCGGAGGGGGGCAGTGGTAATATCAAAACAATGTTTGGCCGCCGGTAGGAGTGGGTACCGCCGTTAAAGCTTACTTATACAAAAAATGTTGATACTTAATAAATGTTCATCTGCCCGAAGAAAATTATGATGGCCATTCTCTTCATGCTGCTGGCCAGCTCCATGGCGTTCCAGGCGGTCCGCTCGGTTCTGGGTGGCTGGATCGCCACGGCCGAGGGTCTCCCCAAGGTGGGCGGTCTGACCGTGCACGCCCTGGTTTTCATGGTACTCAGCACGATGGTCTGGCGGTACGTCCCGTTCGGCTCGTCCAACTTTGAGGGGGAGGATTACGAGGACGACGATGGTGAGGAGTACGAGGACGACGATGGTGAGGAGTACGAGGACGACGATGGTGAGGAGTACGAGGACGATCCGGAAGAGTTCGCCAGGCGCCGGTCCAAGCGCTCTTCCAGAAAGCCCTGCCCCCCGGGCAAGGTGCGCCGCAGCGTGTGCCGCGCCCCGCGGCGCCGCGCAGTGATCGTTGCACCGGGCGCCGCCCCCATGGTGACCGTCCCCGCGGCCGCCGCCGCCCCCATGGTGACCGTCCCCGCGGCGGCCGCCCCCATGGTGACCGTCCCCGCGACGTCCATGTACGGTGAGCAGTACGTTGGTTACAGCGCGTACTAGAACTCCTCATCAAAGCGCACGGAATCTCCGTCGGTGACCATTCTCTTTGAATAATCCCCTACCCGCTTTTCAAAAAAGTTAGTCTTCCCCTCAAGTGAGATGGTCTCCATCCATGCAAAGGGATTTTCAGATCCGAAAATGGGCTCGCGCCCCAGTTGCTTCAGTAGCCTATCGGCCACGTAGCGAATATATTGTTTCATTTGGTCGGCATCCATGCCTATTAGTTTGCATGGAAGCGCCTCTGTAATGAAACTCTCCTCAATAGCCACGGCCCCCCGCACAATGTCTTCGACTGGAGCTGATTTATCCGCCAAGTGGTGGTACAGCGCAACTGCAAATTCCAGGTGCAGGCCCTCGTCACGGCTGATGAGCTCGTTCGAGAAGCACAGGCCGGGTAAGACGCCCCGCTTCTTCAGCCAGAAGATGGAACAAAAAGATCCCGAGAAGAATATACCCTCCATGCACGCGAAAGCCACAAGACGCTGTGCGAAAGGCGCGGAACTCTTCATCCATTCCAGCGCCCATTCCGCCTTGCGTTTCACAGCGGGCACGGTCTCTATGGCTCGGAAAAGTCCATCCTTCTCGGACTTGTCTTCGACCAACTTGTCAATCATGAGAGAATACGTCTCACCGTGGATGGATTCGTTGAAGGACTGGTACGCGTAGAACGCGCGCGCCTCCGCAATCTGCACTTCAGAAGCGAAATTTACATTTATATTTTCCATCACGATTCCGTCGCTCGCTGCAAAGAATGCGAGGACCATTTTTATAAAATGCTTCTCGGGCGCCGTCAGTCGCGTCCAATCCGTGACGTCCGTGCCCAGGTCAATCTCCTCGGCCGTCCAGAACGACCCGACCGCCTTCTTGTACAGGGCCCATAGATCGGGGTACTTGATCGGGAATACGGTGAAGCGGTCGGTGGTTTGTGCGAGGATAGGATCCGTCATACTATAATTTAGTTTTTATTCTTTAGAAGGCCCGCCCAAACCGCCTTGATTAATTCTCTACATTCAATAATGACTGACGCGACCCTCGCGCAGGTGATGGTGATGGTCGCGGCTCACGTGGCAATCATAGACGTGAATCAAGTTCATCGAAACTACACCCTGTGCACCTGGACCAAGGCGCTCATGTTTCTGCACCATCTTATAATTTCTATTTTTGTTTTGGGAATATTTATTACAGAATACAAATTCATACAAATTCATTTAGTGGCGGCGAGCTTGGTCATCATACTATGGTTTTCACTCGATGGATGTTTTTTGAACAAAATACAAAAAGAATTTATAAAATATTCTCCGAACGACGAGGCTGCGATACATGGAGTGTATTCCGACCAGGCTCGTAATCAGTTGCTGGTAGGAGTCCCGATAATTCTCTACGATTTTTATAAACTTCTACTGTAGGGATGGCCACCGTGAGCGGGTTTTACACAGCCAAGGATGAGGCCACGGCGACGTTCTATGTGACGTCGTCGCTCCCACCGGAGCTCAAGACTGGTATGACTATCCTAAATGTTCCAGGCATCATAGGCAACACGCTCGTGACGGAGGTTAGACCATCCCCGGGAGTTTATCAGGAGTACGGGGCATTCAACGGGAGTTTTGATTTTCAGGTGGACAAGGCGCAGACTATTCAGGGCATCGTGCCCGTCTCGGTCGCCACGGTCGCCGTCCAAACATTCTCTCGCGCCCCCCCGCAATATTCCACATCTGGTACATATTTTATTTCAAAATTCAAAATTTATTTTTATTCTAAATTTCCACTGCCAGCTGGTATCGCCAAGGGATGGGTTTTACGCGGTCTCCCCGGGTTCGGGTCCGTTCTCGAGGTGCGGCAATTTCAGGCGGCTGGGGGTAAGATTGGCCCCAAGCGTCCCGGGGATCCCACGCCTACTGTTATTTATGCAGGGACTCTTATTCTTTCAGCAATTCCCCCATCCGCGCCACTTCCACGGACCCCGCGCACGGGTGTGACCGTGAGTAACCAAGGGACGCTGGAGCCACCCATCGTGACGACTGGGTTCGTGCCACAGCCCATGAATCTCGCGCCGCCCCAGATTCTCACCGTGCCGCCCCTCGATGATGATAATTTTCCTCGATTTCCCGTGGACATCCGCCAGCTCGGTGAGGACGTGCCCGATCATGTATTTTTAAATGACACAAATTTAACAGAGAAAAAACGGCTCGGATTTAACGCAGGTGGCGTACTGTCGCTGGACGCTATAGGCCCGCAAGAGTCTAAGATTGCGACAACGACTGATTTCAAGGGCGGTGAATGGGATCCTTCGTACGAGCAGCATTCCTCGTCGGTCGTGTATCAGCAGCGCATTCCTCTCCCTACCACGACTTTTATCCGCCGCGCAGAGCCGGGGGTCTCGGTCGTAGAGCTCCGACCAACCGAGCTCGGTGATCTTTTTTCAAACATGCATCTGCAGCTTACATTGCCTCCACTTAGCAGCGGGTTCTCTTATACGAATCAGATAGGTCGGGCACTTATAGAAAAAATGGAATTTATAGTCAACGACACTGTAATAGAAACAATATATGACGATTGGCTTGTTATTCGTGATCAGACGTTTCTAGACTATGATGAACAGATCGGCATGTTCAACTTGGTGAATGGTGGGCAGCCTAATCAGAATCTGAGTCCGACGGCCCCCTTGAATCTTCTCATCCCGCTTGAATTCTTCTTTTGCAGACGGCACAGCCATTTTAACAAGGGGCACGAACGTCTGCGCCGGCCATACTTCCCGGCGTGTGCGGTATGGGCGCAGAAAATCTACATTCGGTTTACTTTCCGGCCGCAGACGTGGTTCACAAATTTCCCCGGAACTATTGATATAATTAAACCGTACATAGTTCTCGAGTCGGTTCGCCTCACCGACGCCGAGAGACTTTACTACCGAAATCAGCCACTTCGGTATATAGTTCCAACCATAAAGAAGGAATCAACCGCCGAGTACAATCAGGGATCCGTGACGGCGGCGCTCACGGCTAATTTCCCTGTCCAGCTTTTATCGTGGTTCATTCGCAACAAAACGTACGAGAATACTCAGAATTCCAACTTCTATGACGCCCGGTATTTGTACGGATACGCGTCGCAGTACATCTCGACCGCCGTCCCTCTCACGTTCCCAACGGGGAAATCGCAGTACATAGACGCGGTCGAGACGGTGAAGATTACGATGAACAACGTAGATGTTCTCGACACGTTTGCAAACGGCACGTATTGTTCTTTCAAGCAACCCATGGAGCACGGCCTCTCCGTGCCGCAGAAAAACATCTATATGTATTCATTCGGTATGAATGTGACTGAATACAATCAGGGGGGGTATATTGATTTTTCAAAATTAAATTCACGGACATCTAATATCACGCTGAAATTCTTACCAGAGATTGCCGCGTCTATTACGCAGTACTCACTGTATCTATTTTACTATGGATATTCGGTGATAGAGTTTCAGGGAGGCTCGGCGCGCCTGGCTTATCTTTGAAGGGTCCTGCATTTTGCATATAGTCTATGATGCCGTTCGTAATGCACCATTTAATAAAGTTGAGTTGCGCCACCGTGGTCGTCAGCCCCTGAAACTGGACGCGCTCCGTCCGGCAGAAGGGATCGAAGAGCTTCTTCGAATACCCGTCGAGGCTGGACTTGTAAGCCACGTGGACCGTAAAGGCGCGCCCCGCCGGCGACGTGTACGTCACGTGACGATTCTTGGCGTAATTGGTGATGAACCACTCCAAATTACGCAAAGAAATACCCTGGCTCTTGACCGTCAGAATGTCGTGCAGGCGGGTCGCGTTCACCGGGTCCTCGTAAAACCGCGTGAGCGACTCGAGCAGAAGGTCGGACTTGCTCATTATTTCAAAAGAAACTCAAATGTTTAACTGTCTTGACCTTCTCACACGCCGGGCATCCGGACAGAAACAGAGGCGGGAGAGTGTGCGTGTGCTGAACCACGGGCGCCTCGTCCACCGCCGCGCGCCGCATCGCGATGACCGGCTTTTGGTCCTGGTGCGTCTTGCAGTATCCGTCGATTCGCGCGTGTCGGGTACACCGCGTCCCCTTGCCGACCAGACCGAGGCACTGATCAGAATTCACCTCTAGGCACGCCACGTCCTTCATGAGTTTGTCAAAGGGCAATCGATATGTTTTCGATACGTGCTGAACCACGTTGCTCAGACGTTCACTGACGCGCCGGTTGACCTCATTCTCGAGGATGGTCATAATTTGTTGCTCCATGAGAAGCCTTACTCTCTTCTAGCTCGGCTTCTTAAAATACCCGTCAAGCGTACGCATCTTGGGATCAAACGTGCCCTTCTTATTTCCCGCCGTGGCCGCGGCGAAAATCGTCCGCTCCGGGTCGGCACCCACGAGAGGTTCGAGCAAGTCGCACACCGGTTTTTTCAACTGATTTGTGAAGTAATACTGATAGTCGAGCGGAACGGCGTTGTCCCTGACCCACGTGGGATCCTCCGCCTTGTCGGTCAACTTTCCATTCTTAGGGCTGGCCGCCACCACAAACTGCACGCGGTCCCCCTGCTGAGGCTCCGACCCCGGAGAACGCTTCTTGATCTTGTCACGGACCGCCGCGTGAGGCATCGCCACCTTGTATTCACTCGCAAGCTGCTTGCTCATCGTGAGCTTCTCCATCGCCACCTTGCCCGCGACGAGATCAGCGCTCGCCTGCCGCGCGAACGCAATCACGGGGCGCGGGTCATCACTCTCGAGGATCATCTCGAGCAAACTCTTGAGGGTTTCTCGAACGTACTGACAGCTGTCGCGCCGGACCACCTGCAGCCCCTTGATGTCAATCTTCTTGAAGGCGACCACACCGTCCCGCCCTTTTTCATACATCTTGGCGGCGTAGCGCTTCTTCGAATACAAAAAGTAAGGGCAATACACTTTCTCGAGTTCCAAATCGTTCGGCGTTTTGAAGAGCTTCGTGCATTGCTCAGCCGCCAGCTCACCCTGGGCCCACGAGTACTCGATGGCTTCCTGTCCCTTGCGGCCCTGCACGTCAAACTCAACCATAACCGAGTCGGTGTCCCCGTACCTCACATTGGCTCCCGGAAAATTAGCCTCTACGTAATTCTTCGTCTCGTCGATCATCTGTCGGCCGCGCATCGTCACGGTGCTCGCGATCGCTACGCACGGGAGCATCCCCTTTGACGCCCCGGTGAACCCGTAAATGCTGTTCATCGAAATTTTATACGCGAGCTGCTGACCGTTGTAGACCGCCTCCATGGGCGTCCCCTCGTTCTGCGCCATGAGCTTCTTGGCCTTTTTGCGGAACGCCTTGAGGTCAGTGAGAATCGTTGGCAAGAGGGAGACGACGTTTTGAGCGAAGCGGTGCGGGCCGAACGTCTCGTACTCGACCCCTGGCAAGTTGTCGTACCGCGGATCCATCACAAGCGATGAATAGCACAGGTTGTGTGCGACCATGATGCTCGGGTACAGGCTGGCAAAGTCGAGGGCTGTGATCGGGCCGTAGTACGCCCCCGTCTGGGCGTCGAGCACGGTCGCGCCTTCGTACTTCGAGTCGTCCGGGGGCCCCTGACGCCTGAATGTAGGGATCAAGAAGCCGAGCTGGCGCGATTTGTACGCCATCTGACTGAAAACCTTGATCTGCTGGCCGCGCTCGCTCAAAAAAGCGAGCGGGACCCAACACGCCTTGGCCATCTCCACGAGGTTCTGAATCTGGCACACGTGCGCCATGATGGCGTGCGGGAGCTCGGTGTCCTTCAGACAGTACTGAGCAACCTCACCCAGCTTCACCGGGTCGCCCTCTGCAAACCGCTTGAAAATCTCCTTGACTGGCATGTCATTCTTCTGGTCGTTGAGGAAATGCTTGGAGACGTTGTTCAGTGAGTAGGACTCGAGCTTGTGCTCGCGCTTGATGTCCTGAAACAGATCGAATACATACCGCCCGATCATAGGCACCATCTTCAACTCGTTGTTGCCGAGCGCGCTGCTCGAGAGGTTCTTGATGACCAGCTCAGACGGCACGTCGGTCCGCCGCCCCCACAGCGCCTCGCAGCCGTTGCGGGTCGCGCGCTTGTAGAGGTATTCGAGATCAAACCCGAAGATGTTCCAGCCGGTGATGATGTCCGGATCCACCTCGGCGAGATATTCACCGAATCGCTCAATCAGCTCGCGCTCCGTGTCAAACGACTCGCAATCGGGCCCGTCCGTCTGCTTCAGACATAGGCACTTTCTAATAGGCGGCGCTGATGTCCCGAACGACATGGTGGTCATACCTATTTGGAACACGACGTCGTTCAGATTCATGGGACTGGGGAACGCGCCTGTGCTCGAATAACACTCGATATCAAATGACATAATTTTGAGAGGCGCAATCTCGTCACGACCGACAAGGGGAGTGAACTTGTCGGTCGAGATATTCAAGTCACAGCGCGTGTCCATGTCCTCTTCGGCGTGCGTGACTTCGATCCACCCCGTGCTTGTGCACCCCGATACGTGCATGAAGCGCAGAACGGGGTCGATGTTAGCCTCGTAGACCTTCCAGTGATCGCGCTCAAGAACCCACGACGCACTGCGCATAGCCTTGTGAGTCTTGAAGGTGAACTTGAAGAACCGCGCCCGCTCGCCGTTTTGAAACCCCCATAGATCCTTGGCCAGCACAGTCTCGATGCGCGCGCCGCGCACGTCGGGGGTGCGGTGACCAGCCCTTGCGAAAAAGTACGGCTCGAAGGTGGTTGACGCGGCGACCGAGCGGCCGTCTTCTGTCCGGCCGTATGCGCGGACTGTATAACGTCCATCTTCGGTGTCGTGACCCTCCCACGCAACCGCCTGAAAAGACACTTTGTTCATTAGATAACTAACGATCGTACCCTCTAAGCACGAGGGAGACGCCCATCATTTCATAAAAAAACAAATCCTATTGATTTTTGTAAAGAACAAAGGCAATGGCGAGAATCGCGAGGCTCCACCCGACCAAATGGTCCACCTTGTCCATTGATCCAATTTGGCTTACAGACATTTTATTGAAATCTGCGCGGTACTGATCTGGCTTAAAGGGTAGCCATATATAGCGGCCAAACGGCACGATGGTCGGCCCAAGTTTATCCCGACAATCGTACATATAGTCGTACCACGCCATGGCCAAGTACGGGAACCAAAGCAGAAAGAAAAGAACATAATAATTTTTGTGGGGGGCGAACCAGTACCCACCCGCGAGCATGGCTGAGAAAATAACACATTTTATATTAAACGTGAAAGGAGCCCCAGGAAAGACTCCACCTGCCATATTAATACCAATGAAAATTACATTATGGGCGCGCAGCCGCGAGGGCAGCGCTTGGGCTTTCTGGAAGAGCGCTTGGACTTTCTGGAAGAGCGCTTGGGCTTTCTGGAAGAGCGCTTGGGCTTTCTGGAAGAGCGCTTGGACCGGCGCCTGGCGAACTCTTCCGGATCGTCCTCGTACTCCTCACCATCGTCGTCCTCGTACTCCTCACCGTCCTCATCCTCATACTCCTCCCCATCGTCGTCCTCGTACTCCTCACCGTCCTCATCCTCATACTCCTCATCATCGTCCTGATAACCAGATGCGCGCATCAGAGCCTTGGGCAGGAAGATGGCCAGGCTGACGAAAACGGCGGAATGCAGGATGAGACCCGCGGGCGTGGCCAGACCCTCGGCGCTTGCCACCCACGAGCCGAGCAGACGACGAACAATCTTGAACGTCGAGGGGTTGGCGACGAGGAAAAACACGACCATGAAAATCAGAATCTTGGTCCACATTTAATGTTTACTGGGAAAAAAATTAGCTCCGGAGCTTCATCAGTCCAAATACGAGCGCGAGGAAGACGAGCGTGTGCAGAAACAGACCCGCGGGAGTAGGGCAGCCACCGGGAGCGGCGACCCAGCCACCGAGCAGGCTGCTCACCAACTTGAACGTCTCCGGATTCGCCACGAAGAAGAACACGAGAGCAGAGTACGTCGCGTACTTGAACTTCACCGTATCACTCTTCCTGGCGCCTCCACACCCGCATCCACAATCGAGCTTGGGCTCGAAACCCATGCTAGCCATTTATTATTACTTGCTAAAATTTCTCCAGTTGGTTGAGGGTGAGGAAATTTACTATTGGAAGTGGCTGGCCATTCTCTTACGGACCGCGTTGTTGAACGCCTTCGTGCCGCCGTTCTTGAAGTTGGTCAGGCTATTGAGATGCACCTTAATTTCAACGGGAGTTAGGCCATAAAGACGTGTCTTATTTATGGCGGTGTAAGAGGTGTTGTTCCACGGGCTGTCCGGGCCGGTTATAAACCGGTTTCTTAAATTTTTTTCAATCTGCTTAAGGCGAGGCCAACGCCAGCATCGCCGTGGATCGCGTCGCCCCACCGGACGGGGCTACTGGTACGGGCGGGGCAGGGGGGACGGGCGGGGCAGGGGGAAAAAGCACTTTTCTGACGGCATCCCGTCTACTGGTGTAATTGCGGTCGGGGCGGCGCTCTAATCTCTTCCACCCAATTATGCTATTCTTTTTGGCATTGTTGGGGATCAAAGACTTTATTAAAATTCGGTCGGCGTTAGTCAGTGGGGTGAGCCTATACGACGCGGCAATTGTATTAACATTGTTGCGACCCAGCGCCCCGCCGCGTTCCGTCTTTGACCAAACTTCCTGTATGAAGAATTTAATCAAGGCCTCGCGTTTATCCTTCTGGGCCTTTGTCAATCTCACGTTGGTATTAGCGATTCCTGCGGCGCGCGCTGCCGCCTCCATTCTCTGCAATAAGGCCTCGAGGCTTGCCGGTTTTGCATAGGATTTCACACTATTAAATTGTTTAAGTTCGCCCTCGAACGTCTTCTCGGCCGCCTTCCGCTTGGCGTCGAGGACGTAGCCCTGCGCCGCACTTACCTGCGCGTTTGTCGAAGTATTCACATCCGGCGCAGGATTTAAATTATTCAAATTTGTCTTCAGCTTTAGCGCCTTACTGGCTTCGGACTCGGCCTTCGTCACGTTTGCGGATCGAGCCGCCGCGGCCGCGGCATTAAGAGCACTTGTAATATTTTTCTGGAGTTTTGTGATTTTAGCCGCCTTGTTCGCCGCAGCCTTGTTAGCCGCGGCAGTATTTTTAAGATGTGTAACTGCGTTTTGCTCCTGTTGTGTTTTTAACTTAAGTGGGTCAATCTTTGTAAAATTATATTTGTTTACGGTGATTCCCACCCCATTCAGTTTGTTTTTTACGGCGGCCGCCTTCGTCGGATCGACGGACGCGAGATTTGCGGCGTTCAGAATCAACTTGGCCTCTGTAGTGTTTCTCGGGACGATCTTATTACCAACCTTCTGAATTGAACGCAGTTTTTTGGCTGCATTATA